GATTTGAGCAATGGGCCTATCTTCTGGCCTAGAATTTTTCCAAGTTGTCCAAGCACCTCTTGCTGATCCAGGTAACGGCTTGCTTTTAATCCAGTTATTAAAAGCTTCTTCATCCCTTTCATACTTAAATGATTGTGGCTCCCAACCCTTTGAAACAAGAAAGTCCTTTACTTGTTGAACACTATTAATGTTTGGCTCTGAATAGCCTGTCAACTCATGAATCTTTCCAGGAACAATCACTTTAGCAAGTGGGTTGCCATATTCATCTGTTTTTCCAGACTTCAATAGCTCCTTTAAATTCTCCCATCTTTCCCCTGTAATGGAAAGCCCGCCACTGGCCTTAAATGGCTTTGCAGGCGCTTTTCTAGCTGAATACTTAGGGACTTTAGGCATCACGCTTTCAAGCTCCTTAGCGGCCTTCTCAGTGAGTTCTAAAAGGTTTTTCTCAGATTCTTTCAAGTATTCTACATCAACTTCCCACATTGTTTTTTCTTGAAGTGCGGCACAATCGGCTTTAAACATCAAAAATGTGAGGATACGAGATACATGCTCACTTACAGAAATACCTTTTAAGCTGTCTATGTACAATTCTTCATCAGGGGATACTCGTTTTCCTCCAACATTCCCTAAATCAATTTGTTCTTTGGATTTAGAATACATTTCAATCAATCTAGCTTTACAGTCTTCCCATAAAGCTTTATTAATTTTGACATCCTCAGTACACCTATGTCGGTACTCTTCGTAAGACAGATTCTCCCAATCATCTACTTTAGGCTTAGCAATACCGTAGTCTTCGTGAAAACTATCCAAACCATGTTTAGGACGATTAGTATTAAGATACCAAGACAAAGCCAAGCTATCAATAACCATCAGACTAGACAAATCCATTCCATATAATTTTTCAATCAATGGAACGTCATACCAAATACCATTATGAGCTACAACAGGTATTTTGTTTTCCATGTGCCAAATGAAGAAAGTTTTGATTCGATCTTCTTGTGTCTTAGCATTGAAACTATTAATCTGTTTATCTTGCATTTGAAAAGACATAACATGAAGTTTCGTAGCCTCTTCTAACAAACCATCAGCCTCAACGTCAAAGACTGTAGCTTTCTCCCAATTCACTATTTCTTTCATTATGCCTCCTAAAACAAGAAACCCCATTTCTGGGGCTTCTCTATACCATTTTCACTATTGTAGCACCAAACGTGATTTGTGTCAACTACTTACTCGGTTTGGAACATTTCAGGATGTTCCTCCCTCCACCATTCGAAGTTATAAAGCCTGCCAGTCTTCCAGTCGTAATATGCCTCATCAGCAACACCTGTCTCACCATTGGCACGGTTTTTGTGAATTGTCACCTTAGTGACGTTACGCATGACCTCGTTCAAGTGAAGTTTGTCTCGTTCCAAACTCATTGTCCATGCAGAGGATTTCATAATAGTGGATGTCCCAATAATATCATCTTCTACTAGAGAGTTTGAATCTCCATTTTTCCCTTTTCGGGTGTGGCACACAAGTGGCATAGATACTTGTGGGTATTCTTTAAGAACCTTCTTAATCCATGCTACAAACTCTTCTTGGGAGTCTACTCCCATACCTGCCATCAAATCACTGAAAGGGTCAATAACTAGAATGGTTACTCCCATTTGAATAATCATTTCTAGGATTTTTTCTTTCACTGTCTCGATATCTGCTCCACGATCATCACACACAAAGAACTTAGGAGTACCATCTTCATTCTCTGTAAAATCTTTGATCCTCTTTTTAACTTCTTCGTTTTGTAGATACGCTTTGCGTTCTTCTACATTTTCAATACGAGTAAGTTTGACACCAAGATAACTAGAAAACAAATTAGTAGAGTATTTATCTACTGTAGCTTCTAGGGAAAGAACCCCAACAACCTCTTCTGGATCATTTTCTACCCAATTAATAGTTAGTGCATCAATAAAACTACTTTTACCAACAGATGTTTTAGCAAAGATAACCCCCATTTCACCTTTAGGTAAACCCCCACCAAACATTTTTGTTGCCTTTGGCAGAAAGTTTGGAAGAGATAGCCTTTTTTGCTCTGCGTATGAGAGGGCAGCATCATACAGACTTGTAGAAGCATGAACTCCTGCTGGTGTGTATAGCTTGGCATTCCAAAAGTCTGACACGAACTCGCTATGCTTGCCGTTAATTAGATAATCATTCGGGTCTTTCATTCGCATATTCATGATATAGACTTTGTTTCTTGGCAACACTTTAGCTGCTTCTTGGGCAGCTTCTTTGCCAACATCATCATTATCAAAGCACAGAATAATTTTCTTAAACCTATTAAAAAACTGATATTGTTTTTGAATTTGTTTATATGCCCCCGACTCGCCAATTGTGGATGAAACTACTGCTGGTGCATCGTATTTATCATTCTTTTGGCCCATCTTGAGCATTGTATATGCTGCAAGCTGATCGTGTTCACCTCCAACAATTACGATTGTATTGGCATAAGTAGTAAACCTAAATTGGCCAAACAGATCACAATCCTTTCCTGTTTCTCCGTAGGGGCCAGGAAGAGCAAAATTCTTAGGATGCTTCCTTACTTTATAACCACAAATTTTACTGTCTTTAGTAATAGGATAGTAAACTTCATCTACAGACCCATCAGTTTCGTTGTACTTGTATCGTACTCCAAAAAACTTTGAAATTTCTTTAGGAATGCCACGATATTCTAAACTATCAATCCCTGTCTTACTTTTAATAATGTTATGTACTTCTTCATTAAATGTTTGACCCACTACTTCAATCTCCTTTTCTTCGATACCGTTCTCTTCCAACCATTCTTCAGAGGGTATTGTGTACTCACAGCTCCAACAAAAAGCACCTTTATGCTTTCCGTTGTTTTCTAGTCCATACACCATTAAATTGTCACCTGACTTGTCTCTTCCTTCTGAAGAACAACGAGGGCAGGTTGTCTTGCCTTCTCTGCTTAAATCAACAGTAATTCCATATCTCTCTACAATAAACGACAACTATTCCTCCTTACAATTCTTTAAATTATCAGACAAAATCTTCTCTTTCCACTTAAGAATTATTTCTCTAGCTCTTTTAAGGGCTTCTTTTTTCTCAAGGTCTTTTTCTAGTTTTGCTATCCTTTCTTTAGGTGTAGTCATAATTAGTCCCAAAGCCCAGAATAATATTTACCAAAAAGACGAAAACCATTTTTTCTTCGTTCTTCCAATTCACAAAACTTGTCTAAATCAAATACCTTACCAGCAAACCCATGTTTGTCGTCCCACTCAGGGTCATGTGCCCAGATCATTTCGTCAAGTACCCACTCCCAACGAGCAAGGCTGTAGGGATTTTCTGTTCGTAGGTGTTCAGGCACATCTTCATTATCAACGCAGTTGATAGAACCTATATTATTCCTAAACTTTAAAAGCAAAGGATGGATAATTAGTGAAAGAGTGCTATCTACGTTCCACATATCGTAGTCGTGCAGTATGACTTTAACCTTTCTCTTCCTTTTTCTATAAATCCATTCAAGAAAGCTTCCCACCCAAGTCTTACTCAACCATTTACCAATTTCATAGCACCTATCCTCAGACACCCCAACTTTTTGAAGTAAATCAGCCAATTGGTATGCTCCAAAGAAATAAATATATTTCCCGATATACACCTTCATCGCTACCCCTCTTCCTAGTTTTGATTTTTCTATTGTACCCTATGTCCCTCTCTTTGTCAACACCTATTGATCTTCCAAAATTCTGTGATATAATAGAGATTCAACTATTGGAAAACATGGGAGAAAAGAATGAAAATTATTATTTTTAATAGCCCACCGAATGCTGGCAAAGATGAGGCTGTCAGATATTTAGTCAGGGAATATGGAGTATTTCCTTTTAGCTTTAAGAATCGTTTAAAACAAATTACTCTACAAATCTATGGAATTGATGAAGCTGTGTGGGACTCCTGGTACACAAGAGAAGGGAAAGAAATCCCCCGCCCAGAATTAGACGGGAAAAGTTGCAGAGAAGCCTTTATACACGTTTCTGAAGTAATTATCAAGCCTAATTTTGGGAAAGACTATTTTGGACGTGTAGAAGCCCGTAGAATCCATTCTATTGCTCAGGGTAAGGGGATGGTAGCAGCATGCTCCGATGGGGGCTTCAACGAGGAAATAGAGCCTTTCCTGGGCCTTTTTGGGCCAGAAAATCTCTATGTTGTGCGTATCCACCGACCTGGATGTTCTTTTGAGGGGGATAGTAGGAATTGGATTGTAAATGAAAACGTCCTTAAGAACAACTATTTAGATGTAATTAACGATGGAAAGTTGCACGAATATTGGATGCAATTAGATTTAATTTATAAAAATATCGTAAAATAAAAAAAAATAGCCCGCCATCTTGAATGATGAGCGGGCTTTATTTTTATTTATTAGTATCCAGGGCTAACATACTCTTCTTCAAACGAGGAAGAGTTCTTTTTCCCTTTTTCTTTTTTTATTGTTCTCTCTAATTCCTTCACGCGAGTCTCAAGTTTTGTAATTCTGTCAGATAAATAATCTATTCTTTTAGACGTAGACCATTGATATTCGTCTTGTGATTGCGCCACTCTATTGATTCGTGATTCTAAATGATGAATCCAATTGTTTGCATTTGTTCGTGTCCTATCTTCTAAGTATATCATTTCTTTATTAAGTCGTATGATTTCTTCGTGATAATTATATGTACGAACAAATAAAACAATTAGGAGAAGGACTGCTGCTACAATTATTCCTACAAGTATCCCTCTCCATGCATGCATTTTTATTTCCTATCTTTAAGTATTGTACCAAGTAAATCGATACGTGCAAGAATATCAGCTTTTGAAGTCTCTTGTCTTGCTAAAATATCGGATTTTGTAGCTTCTATTTGAAGCCTAACTTGCCCCATCTCTTCTCTAAATTCGGCACGAGATACTTTGTCTTGGTAGAGAAAACTTACACGATCTTCTAAAGTAGTTATTCGTTGTTTGGCGTCTGTATACATTACCCCTGCCACGCAAATCACTACAGCAACTGCCCAAGAGGCTACTTTACCTATGAGTTTATTATATTTATCAGAAGACTCAGGAGTATTATTATTATTTGTCAGACTCATTTTTAATCTCTCCATCAGCCTCTCTAGAAATCGTTGAATTGAAATTAAGTATCCCATTTATCACAGCCTCGTATTTCCCTATACAGCTTGTATTTTTAATATATCCCGTTGAGAGAGATTTTACTGTTGTCCCAGCACCAACTGCCTTACAAGGATGATAGACAAGAATTTCAGGGATTGGGACAAGTTTCTCCACGTACTTGGGCGCAGTGGTCGTTGAGCAACCGGCTAAGATCGCCAGGAAGGCCACTATCATTGCTAACTTTGCTTTCATTTTTATCCTCAGTGTCTGTCAGTAGTTTTTTCAGGTAATCTAGTTTGGCCTCTTCATTTTCCCTAATTCGCCCAATTTCATTTTCTTGCATTCCCTTTGAGTCAATTAGGGATTGCTGAATCCGTTGGCAATTATCAAGCTGTCGTGTAAGCATGCTGATTTCAGAACTAAGTTCCGCTACACGATTGGAAAGAAGGGTGTTTTCATGTCCCCGATTTACATTCATAAAAACACTGATTATAAATGCAACTACAGTAGCTACTAAGACACCTCCAAGAATTTTAGTAAGTCCAATATTAAACATTTTCACTCCTTATTTCTTGTCTGTTGTGGCAGCAGTTAGCAACACCATTTCAGAATAGGTTTTTGAAGCCTCTTTAGGGACATATCCTAGGCACCATTGCTCTTCATCTTTTCTACGAACAACCAGTCCAGGAAGTTTCTTTTTCTTGGCATATACCCATTTACTAAGTTCATCGCACACACCAACATGATCGCCAGCGTTTAATTTTCTGAGTAGGGTAGATGATGCAAGATTACCGATACCAACATTATAGGTGAAAGATACAAGCATTGCTTTTTGATAATCTGAGGCATATTTATGCTTGACATATTTATCTATTTGATTCTCAAATTTGATGAGTGTTTTAGATAACATTTCCAAGCACTCTTCTTCTGTTAATTTCATTCCTAACTTGATGGTTCTGCCATACAAGTCCTTGCCAGTCTGCCCATAACAGATAGTAGGAATACCTACAGCATCTAAATACGCCACATGCATCCCTTCTTTATCTTTAACTGCCCCCTCGTGAGGGATGATCAGATAACCACCGGCAAGGGCAGTGGCAACGGAAACTCCTGCACCCGCCAACCATTTAGAAATCTGCCCTTTATCCATGTTATTTCCTTTTTTTTTTAAATTCTACACAAAGCTTTCCAAAAAACGTCTTGTGTTTTTGTTGCTCCGCCAGTGCCTTGTGACCAGTCCATTACAATACGAATTTGATTTGAATTTACTGTTGACCCGTAAGCAGATAAACATCCAAGCTCTTCATAACTAAATGTTGGGGTTGCTTGAATATTCAATACAGCGGCTACACCTGTTCTTGGAAGTGTAACTAAGGTTCCTGTTTCTTGATTATTAGACGCATGTGCAGTACAACTAACAATCCCCCACTGTTCAATTAGATTAGAGTCTACAAATCTCCAATCATTCAAACCATAAGTGTGCCCTAATCTTCTTCCTAATGTATTTGCTAAAGTAGCTGGTGTCACTGCCCGTGTGGTATCTACACCCGCATTTACTTCTGCCTGAGTTGCCAATTCTATAACCCCGGCCTGTGCCGCAGTGGCAGGAACTAGGATATTTTTCCAATCAGGGTTTGAGGGGCTTGGTTCAGAGTTTGTATTATTGGTGGCTGCAATATATATTGCCCCACCATACATCACTGCACTTTTCCCTGCCCAATATTCAGTTGTAGCGTCCCATTCTGCAATTCCTCGTTGAAATAGATAAGCAATTGCTGTATCTTGTCTATTCTGTGTCCAATTTTCCCACTGATGCGGGGGGATTTCTGCTGTCCAGCCTACCTGAATTTTGGCGACAGAAGGGGCGATCACTGCCCCTCCACTTGCCCAAAGATTGCTATAGTCTGGTTTAATAATTTCTGCCATATTTTATTCCTCTTTAATAGTAATGTTTAATCAACCCATCATCTCAACTTCGAAGCGTAATTATCCAATTACCCAACCCTCATATTGTCGAATTGTCACGGTCGCTGTAGGGTCGTCTAGCTGCACTCTGGTGTTAAACTGAAGTTCCGCAGAATTTATCGCCAAATTGGTAGTGGTGCTTTGAATAGCAGGAGTTTGACCATCCACGAATAATTTTGTTGTGACTCGTTGTTGTGAGAATGCTGATGCTGTCACCTCAAATTCCAATACGAATGCACCCGTTGCACTTGTTGTGGCTGTTGAAATCACAGAACCACCACAATAAAATCGCAATGTTTTATTTCCATCCCCAGATAAAGAACCCGCCAACACCACTTTTACAGAATTACGTTCCGCAAAATAATAGGCCGGCATACGAATAATAATTCCGGTACTTGAACCAGTGGGAGAATTAAAAACCACTGTCGAGTTGTCAGTTGTTCCGGTGAATGTGAGTACTTGAGTTGCAGAAAGTTGTCGATATGCTACTTCACCATAAGCAGCGCCATGTACTCGCAACTCTCTAGAGCCTCCTTCATGAGATGCAATTCTGGCACAAGCGTCTGGTGTCCCCATATTAAAATTGTTAACCGTAACAGGGTCATCGAGCCATTGTGACGATCCTGTTAAAAATATTGCACTGCGGGTACATCGCTTGAAATCACATCCCATGACGTGCGCTCGGCCACCTTCGCCAATACCTACTCCATCGCGACAATCTTCGAAATCACAATAATCAACGTGACCTTGACTACCCCGTGAAAGTGTTACAGCCGTCGCAGATAAATTAGAAAACAGAGGCCGCTGTCCAGGGAACTTGCGACTTGTAAACGTTGTCGCATTGGATTGATATGAAGTACGAAATCCATAATCACAATTTGTAAATAAGCCACCGTACAGAGTTGCGCGAGAATTAAATACAAACACCCCACTGTCACAATTGTCAAATTCACAATCTTCAATTTCACAGTATCCCGTATATCGTGTTTGGATACCACAACCACCTCTTTGACCGCCGCCCTGTCTCCAATTTATGAAACGGACAGAACTAACACGAAGCATTGGAGTTCCACCAACAAAGTTCAATGCTTCAAATCTAGAAGAAGATGTCCCGTCCATAATGGATGTGATTTCTTGTGTTACGGAATCTCTTGATCCTTCGATAGTTATAAAACCATTAGTAACTGGGAAGTAATCAATTCTAACCCCCTCAATATATGTTCCGGGCAACATCTTAATCACCCAGTTTCCACTTAATGCGGCTTCTGGGTAATTCTTGATGATATTTATAGCCATTTCAACGTTTCTAACAGGTCTATCAGAAGATAGTGCATCCGAAGGTGAAAATCCACCCGGAGCTATATAAAGAGTATTGGTTTGATCTGGTTTAGGAGATATGTAGAATATGTAATCATTTCTTTTTATAGACCCTGGCCCTATATGTTTTATAGTATGCATGTTGGTAATCCAGGAAGAGCAATTGTAAACTCCGTGGGGCCAATAAAGGGTTGCGGAAATTGTTCTGCAATGAGAAATGGCTGCATTTATAGCAAACAGATCATCAGTCACACCATCACCTACAGCACCAAAATCTTTGACGCTTATAGTCTCTTGTACTTTATCTTTTAGATTGTAAGAGCCGATAAATCTAATTTGACTTGAATCAATTGTTGTTGTCATATTTAAACCCTCATTCAGCCAAGACAATTCCCTTGGTAGTTAGGTAATCAACAGAATATCCGTAAATTTCGGATACTTCGGACGAACTTAACACTTTATTGTAGAACAGGGCTTCAGCTATGGTACATGTGGCTCCGTTATCAGTGGCACCCCCCACAGCGCTTAAACTCCATACATTGTTTGAACGTATAACAGTGTTTACTGCGGTTCCTGTTATTTCGCTACTCTTAGCTGGTTCATACAAATGGTATTCTCTGTTAGTTGAATCATAAGTAGCAATCATGTACTGCCAAGGAGATAAATAAGGAGTGCCAGGAACAGGCTGAGCAATTTTAGTCCCTCTAATGTTAGTCATGCTTCCACTAGTACCCAAAGAAAGAGAATGTTGAATTCTAGTTCCTGTACTGTCGTCATCTGCAAATAATCCGGCAGTAATAGAAGCACCCGTATCAGGATTTGGGACATTATCGCGAGAACCAATGACTTGCATTGTTCCTGTAATAGACCCAATTTCTACTTCATATCTATAAGCAACCACCATCGAAAATGATGGAGTTTCTACGACATCAGTTGTATATCCGGATACAGGACTAACTTGAACACCAAATTCGTTAAAATTTGGTGTTCCTACTTGTGTTAGAGAGACCCCATTTCCGCTTAAGTCTGCTAAGCTTCCAGCACTGTTTCCTGGGCGGAAAGCAGCTACTAACCCATCTTTATACAATCTGGGAAGTTTGGGAAGATTTGAATTATTAAAAACTACATTTTTTAATTTTAATATAACACTCATCATTTATTCCTTAAAAATTTAAAAAGAAATGATTACACCAATAATACAAAACTTCCCCATCTAATCTTGAAACTGTCATCGGTTTTTCACTTCTGATACACCCCCTAGCTTGTGTACCAATAGTTTTAGGGGATGTATAACCATATAGCGCATAGCCAACACCACGATAGGGGCCACTAGACACACTCTCTGTTGTTGTCAACACAACTGTTGTTGGATTTACTAGTTGCCTGTTTGCTATTTCGACGGGCAAACCAGTTGCGCCATCAAAAATTTGAAATCCCCAATTTCCATCTTCCGGTGGGGGTATTAACGGATTGGTTAAATCTACTACGCAATCCATATTAAAATTGACAGTCACTTGATTAGTCCCATTAAACTCCACATTGACAGGTGCTAGATGACCTTCTGTTCCCTTTCCAAAAACAGCATTTTCAACAGCAATAGCAATTGATTCTCCGATTTTTGGATGGCTTGAAGCGTGTAAATGCAGCAAATCTGTGTGCATTTGGTATGGGTAGTAAGGACTAGCCAATATGAATTTATCAGGGGCACTACGAGATGCATAAAATGGTGCAAGAACCCCATTAGTGCTCCACTGATCAACAGTTGTTCCCTCTGCGCTACGAGTGAATGTAGAAGCTTGGCTACATACAAAAGGTATGTCTGTAAGCTGGTTATTTATTAGTTTGATATCATTTTCATAATCAGCTTGCCAAGTTATGATGTTGGGTACATATTCTGGATGAGTGGAATCGGATTCTCCA